GCCACAAGCCAAAGAGATTGGTTTACGCACACTAAAGTCATTGATCGAAAGTGCGCGTAACATTGATCCTGCGGACATGTCGCCGCAGGCACAGCAAGCTCGTAACATTTCTGGCGTTTTTGACTTAAACGCATTGGAAATCTGTGCTAAGGTCGGCATTAAGAAGGGCACAAACGGTTATGCTGATAGCAATCGCTTGATCGCTGCCCTAACACCTAATTCGCGGGAGTTCATTCCAAGTGGACAAGCTCCTGTAATGCAGACCCCTGCGGCTGCTCAGAATGTGCAACAGACTGCCCCCGCGCAGCCTCAAGCATCTGGTGCAGTTCCGTCATGGGCGCAACGCTAATCTAGCGGCAAGGCCAATCCGCGCCTGCTAGACCACGGACAGGGGGGCCGTGGGCCGCAATCCCCCCTCACTTTTCTAGCCGAAGAGGAGAACCTTATGCGTCCAACGTATGAGACTATTGATGACTTGCGCAATGAGCGTAATGTAATTGAGGCATTCTGTGGCCCGTTTGATTACAAGTACGCAAAAATGCCTAAGCAATATCACTTAGATTATTGCGTCTTAAAACAAGACAAGGTTGTTGGATTTTGTGAAGTTAAAGTCAGAACAAACAACCATAATCAATACAGCACACTCTTGCTGTCTCTTTCCAAAGTTTCAGCCGCAAACGGACTAAAGGAAGCGTCTGGGATCAAGAGCATTCTGCTCGTTAAGTGGAAGGACAAGCTCGGCTACACATACTTCAAGAATGACTGGCCTGTTATGGTCGGTGGTCGCACAGACCGAAATGACTGGCAAGACATTGAACCAGTTGTTCACATTCCAATCTCAGAGTTCAAGTTTTTGGGGTAGCCATGTTATTACGTCCTTATCAAGAAGTAGCCGTCAACGACGCACTCAGTGCCCTCGACAAGCACGGCAACACTTTAGTTGTCGCACCAACAGGTGCAGGCAAAACCATCATGCTCTCTGCGCTTGTAGGTAAGCGTCACAAAAAGGGCAAAAAGATTCTAGTCGTGCAGCATCGCGACGAACTTGTTGAGCAAAATGAATCCAAGTTCAAAAAGGTAAATCCCCTGATGACCACAAGTATCGTCAACGGTACGGTCAAACACTGGGAAGGAGATGCCGTGTTCTCAATGGTGCAAACCATTTCGCGTGAACGCAATCTCGCACAGCGTCCCAAGTTCGATATGGTCGTCATTGACGAAGGCCACCATGCAGCGGCTCCAACGTATCGCCGTGTGATTGACGCTATCCTTGAAGACAATGACACAGCAGAGATCGTGGGATTTACAGCTACACCCAACCGTGGAGATGGCAAAGGTCTACGTTCTGTTTTCAATAATTGCGCACATCAGATTGAATTAGCAACATTAATTCACGAAGGCTATCTTGTGCGCCCCAAGACGTTTGTCGTTGACCTTGGCGTAAACGATGATCTGAACAAAGTCACCAAGCGCGGCAAAGAGTACGACATGGAAGAGGTCGCCGCGATTATGGACCGCCAAGTCATTAACGATAGAATTGTTCGGGAATGGCAGGAGAAGGCAGGTGATCGCAAGACAGTTGTGTTCTGCTCCACAGTCAAACATGCCGAACATCTTTGCGAAGCCTTCCTGCTCGCAGGCATCAAAGCTGATTACGTCACAGGAGAGACAGACAAGGCCGAGCGTGAGCAAATGCTGCATGACCTAGAACATGGCGACACGCAGGTGATTGTGAACGTAGCGGTGCTTACAGAGGGTTTCGATGCCCCACCAGTCTCTTGCGTTGTCCTAACGCGTCCATGCTCCCAGAAGGGCACTATGGTGCAGATGATTGGTCGTGGGCTGCGCATCGTTGATCCTGAGCTATATCCGAATACGGTCAAGACAGACTGCATCGTCATGGACTTTGGAACGTCCGTTATTACGCACGGTTCTCTTGATGACACAGCCAACCTAGATGGCGCAGTCAAGCGAGAGGGTGGCGAAGCTCCTGTCAAGGTATGCCCAGAGTGTGAGGCTGAAGTAGCACCAACCACACGCGAATGCCCATTCTGCGGTCACATCTTCCAGAAAGCGGAAAAAGACGTACTCGAAAACTTTGTTATGACTGAGTACGATCTAATGAAGATGTCGCCATTCTTGTGGATCGAACCGTTCCCAGAAAGCGACATTATGATGGCTCTGGGATTTAAAGGCGTTGTTTGTATTGCTCCGCTATACGTCAATGACTTTTGGGTTGCCATGGTCAAGCCACAGTCCATGCCAGTGCGCACAGTTGCCATTGGTGACAAGATCAACGCAATGCGAGCAGCAGATGACTTCCTGCGTGAGATCGAAGACGACAATGCCGCAAGTAAAACCAAGCGTTGGCTCAACCAGAAAGCATCAGCAAAGCAAATCGAATTGCTACGAAATGCAGGTGTTGAAATAAGCGTCATGGACTTCTCATGGACCAAGTATCGCGCAAGCTGCGCTCTTGGCTTCCTATGGGCCGAGCATCGCTACAAGGCTCACTACAATCAAGCGCAACTAAAAATCATGCAACAGGCAGCAGAATGATAAAGCTAATTACAGTACGAGATGGGGCTGACGGACCCGTCGTTTACATGTGGGTAGACGGCAAAGAGGTCGGTCATGTAGAGTTAACCACAAGAGCAACGGCTAATCTAATCGCTGATCTAGCCAAACGCATTGTGGAGAAGCCGAATGCCGAGATTTGAAATGTACCTGATGATTGCTGAACAAGACGATGAAAACGTCGAAACATCAGAGTTCGAAATGGTTTGTTGGGTCAATGATCCCGACAATCTTGCCGAAGTTCAAAAAGCAGCCAACGAGGTTATTCAGGACCACATAGAAGAAGCCGAACATGTTGTCTTGTTCGGTACAGCAACAGTCATCATCGAAGGCCAAGAAGTCTTGAACATCGGCTTTCGGAACAAAGATGCAGACCCGGACGAAATCAATGAAGTCATAGAATTGTTCGGCTCAACAGGAAGGGAGACAATGCATTGACAGTGCCAGCAGCACCAAAGCCAATCGAAGAGTTGGCATTTATACTTGGAAAGTTTGGGTGGGACACCCGATTCTCTGACCTAACAGAAGAACAAGTCCACACACTCATCTTTGGATTACAGGAAGCAGAACGTCTAGCAGCGGAGATTAACATTGGAAAGCTCGAAGAAACCTACTTTAAGTCAACAGGCAGTTGGCCTTCTACTTCAATCCCATTCTAGGATTGATAATCCCGCAGTGGACCACATCAAAGCAGCAATCGACAATTCGATTGTTGCAAGAGAAGGAAAGCGTGAACGTCGCAAGTACATTGGCGCATCAAGCATTGGTGATGAATGCTCACGCAAAATACAGTATCGCTACCTGAACCATCCCATAGACGAAGGGAAAGAGTTTAGCGCACAAACACTGCGCATTTTTGAGTTCGGTCATCACATCGAAGATTATGTCGCCAAGTGGTTTCGTGACGCAGGGTTCGATCTGCGCACAGAAGATAAGAACGGCGAACAGTTCGGTTTCTCAATCGCTGATGGCGAAATCAGAGGCCACATCGACGGTGTGCTATGTGGCGGTCCAGTCGAAATGGACTACCCATGCCTGTGGGAAAACAAATCAGCGAACGATAAAAAGTTCCAATCATTTGTTCGGCATGGCGTAGCAAAAGCAAACCCAACATACGCAACACAGATTGCGCTATATCAAACGTACATGGAGTTAACGGACAACCCCGCGCTGTTTACTGTAGTCAATAAAAATACATCAGAAGTCTACTACGAACTGGTTCCGTACAATCCTGTGCTCGCACAGCAAGCGAGCGATAAGGCAGTAAATATATTGACGGCTGCAAAAGCCAATGACATGCTGCCTCGAATAGCGCAAAGCAAAGATTTTTTTCTCTGCAAATTCTGTGAATACCAGAATACTTGTTGGGCTGAATAAAAAAATGGGGCAATGCGAGGAGAGCATCACCCCATATATAGTGTATCGTTTGGGTATGAGGACAAGATAATGAGTTTGGGAAGGTTTGGCAAGTCATCAAAAGACATCGCAGAGCGTATTTCTCGCGAAGTTCCACGCAGCGTTCAGCGGCAGGCATTAATAGACACATACCCGCAGGGAATGATTCGCGGGAATGATTTTATGCTCGGCTCACTGGGTGGTGAAAAGGGTCAATCCCTAAGAATTAACATTGACATCAACAGTCCATGGTTCATGTCGGGAAAAGATTTTGAGTCTGGTGATGGCGTGGGCGGCATTTCAAAAGTGCTAAAAGAAGGCCGTGGTTGGACAATGCAAGAGGTTGCGGATTACTTTGAATCCTACCTCACGCCTGACTATGTGGCCCCACCTGAAAACATCGTGAAGCTCAATAACAATCCGCAGAACTTTCAGGTCACAAACACCACAGCTACCAACGGCTTTCAACAACCCGAACAAAAGCCAGTCAAGCAGCAGATTGGACCAAACACGCCCTACGAAGATGAGTACACCTACACAGATGAGCACGGAGAAGTGCTCGTCACGGTGCGTAAATACTTTGATAGAGATGAGACTGGCGAAATTGTTCGGAATGACTCTGGGAAGCCTAAGAAGCAATTCCGCCAGTTCATGAATGGTCGTCAAGGTTTACCCGAACCTAGACCCCTATACAATATACCCGACATCCTAGCAGCCGACAAGGTTATCTGGGTCGAGGGGGAGAAGTGCGCGGACGCACTCACGGAACTCGGATACGCAGCTACCTGCACCATTGGTGGTTCGGGCATGCTCTCCGAAAACACCGCGCATAAATTTGACTTCTCCCCCTTGCGCAACAAAGAGG